TGGCGGGAGTGATCGTTGTGCCAATATCATTGATCCCAATAATCTCCCAAACATCACCTGCAAGTAACGTAGCGCCACCAGTTAAGGTCAACCTTGTTGGAGTGCCGCTTATCGTATAAGCATCTGTTGCTTGCTTTACACCATTGATCGAGAAAAGCAACGACTGAATATTAGGTGCGTTCCAAGTCGCATCAACATAAGTCTCTCCACCACTAGCTGTAGTAGGACCAGCCTTCCTAATGTCACTCGCTTTAAGTTGAGTTCTTCCTAGATATGACATTACGGCGTAATCTTCAAGACTGATGTAAACACGGTTAAATGACCGCTTGCATGTGAAGAGGTTGCGTATAGCTTGTCATTCTCTTCTAAGTTAAGTTTGATACCATCTAGAACCAACACAGAGTCAGCAGGGACTGGAACAGTAGAAGAGACAGGGAAATACGTCGTTGCGCTAAGGTCATAAACTTCCAAAGTTACATCAACCGAATCTGTCCCATGCGTGTTAGCAACAGTGCATGAGTGTATTACAGCCGTCTGACCGGAAGGAGAGGTTGGAACACTATAAACCAAAGTACGGGTATTATTTGCCAGATTAACCGCACCGAATGTAAAATCATTAGCCATATTATTCTCCTAGCCGAGGGCAATCGCCATTGCAACCGCCGTGCCAGCAGGGTCACCAGCGGCTGGCGATCCCCATGAAGCGTCCGTTCCGTCGTTAGTTAAAAACTTACCAGTCTGACCAGACATATTAGGAACAATAGCTGATGTTGATGTGCTGGGAAATGAGTTTTTCAAAACAAGCTTGATCATTTTCAGATGGTCGTCGCCTTGATTTACAAGGTCTGTAACTGTTGGGTTTGTATCAACAAGTTGAGTTACCCAAGCGGCAGATTCTAATGCCATGATTCCTCCTTATGACAATTCAAATATGCCATTAGCGCTTGGCGCAATTGTTAATGTATTATCCTGTGCTAAATTGAATGCCGTCGTAGTTAGCTGAGAATATGCAATAAGCTTTCCACTGTCTTTATATAATACAGCGTACTGTATATTAGAGATATCAGCACCACTTGCAGTCCATATCATATTGGCTGCACCAAATCGGTACTTGTCAGTAGCTACAGAAGCCCATGTTTTACTAGCCATGTTCTTGCCTCCGGTAACATACCCACCAACACCACCTGCCACTTCACCATTTAATGATGCATATGTGCTTAATGTCTTAGTAGTAACAGTCGTAGTTGCATTTGTGTATATTGCCATTTTGAACGTATTAGCAACTACATCAAATTCAGCTTTCCCCATATACTCTCTAAAGCTATTATAAAAAGTCCATGCGCTTGCCGCCATATCAATTTACCTCCCCATTTAAAATTTCTGGATTGTTTATTAAATAAGAAATCAATCCATCACCATGAACAACCATTTCGTAATGCTCTCCGGTTAACGAAACCATCTCAATAAATTCTTTTGCTTGATGATATTGAGCGACGGTACACTGAAAGCTTCTTTTCCCAACTACCAAAGTAATGACTTCTTCATCATCATTTTCAGGTTGCTCGTAAGCATGATGATTTCCTATAATACAACTGTCAAATCCAAAAATTTCAAACTTTGGAAACCCTAACAGTCTTAACAAATGAATTGACCTAAGTATGACTGTTGACCCACCAAGAATAGGAAAATAATCTTTATGCGCCTCACCATACTTCTCATTTAAAATCGACACTGTTTCTTCTTCAGCCGTATTACAGTGCCACATATATACATTCTTTCCATCAAGCTTTTCAAACACTGATGGGTCACATTGAGAGGCAATAAAGTATTTGCAATCTTCATGTATCGGATCGACAAATCTATTATTGAACTCTCTGGGATCTAACATCACCATTCCTGCTGGACGAATCCCTCTGTCCATGCAGTATTTGTAAGTGCCATTAACCGTTATAACGGGCATTCCGCTTTTGTACTTATCGATTAATAACTCAAAATTCTCTTCTAAAGAGGCTCCCCCGGCAACAAGAGCAACCACCGAATCCCATTGAGTTTCATAAGGAGATATTTGCTCAACATCAAGCTCTATATTTTTCCTTATATTGGCTCTGGTTAATTCTGGATTATGGTTAACCCCAGCAACAACTTCAGGCATGGGAACAATTTTTGGCTCTACAACAACGGTTGGGGGGAAAGATTCTATTTTACTTTGTATCATCCTTTATAGGTCATCCTAACTTCAAGTCCCTTAGCGCCAGTCGATACCGCATCCACATCTATCCTCAAGACATCACCCTCTGAAACTCTATTGGTTGTTCCAGAGGAATTGATAACAGGGGGAACTGCTGCGGTTATTGAATCTGACTCTCCCACATCAATCGTCACGGGTGTTGACAAAACATCTACCCCGCTAGTTTCATTATGCAATTGCACGGTAACCTTGCTGCCACCAGAACCCACCGTAAAAATATGAGCATTGATCGCAAAAAGGTTAAGCAGGTTAAGCGCATTAGGAACTACTGTTCTAGCGATACCATCCCCAACGTAAGTGGGAATATCGTCTGGAATGCACTTCATAACAATCGTTCGTTGAAAGAACACACTATCGTTTGGAGATATTTTCTTTGTAGTACTTGCGCCTGTATCCCAGTAAACAATAAAATCAGTTGTTCTATCCATCGAAGCACCCGTATCATAGGTGTCAATTAATTCTTGTTTGGTGTTCAGGTTAGTAAGGTTATCATCCATTTCGGTAAATGTCAATGGAGAACCTTTTACGGATCTGAGAGTTAAAGTAGCCATTTAAGTTATCCCTGTTAATCGTTTACGCAGTAACCTACGTCCCAATAAAAGTTTTGAACATACGGGGTAATTCCGTATGGAAAATTGCGTGGTTGTTTTTCATAAAACTTCTTACCATCAGTCATTATGTAAGCAACACGCCGACGAGGATAATTTCTCCTATTTCCTATTCTAAATCTTCTTGCCATCAGTACGCTGCCTCAGCCGCTGGCTCTAAAGAACCATGTTGTCTAAATCGTGGTGGGATCGGGTCCATATCGTAAATCCTAGATAAAGCATCTAAGAAATCAGGATGTATTGTTGGAAACAAATCATACTCGTTTCTTTTGACCCAATCCACCAAATCATAGGAATGCCCTTCTTCATCTTTTCTAATTATTTTCTTAGAAATAAGAAAAGACTGCTTTCTTTCTTTTATGTCTTTTTGGTGAGAAGTTAATCGTTTCTCATCCGTCCTATAAGGAAAGAAAAAAGATCCATCTTTTAAATCTGGCTCTAGTCTTTGTATTCGGTCAACCTTGGACTGAGAGTTTCCCCCTCCAGCCCAATTTAACTCATACACAGGAAATGAACTCCCATCAATTCTCATCATTTCTTTGAAGTGTTCAATATCAGATTGCGCCCCATATCGCTCATAACCGATTTTCACCTCTCTGACACCCGGAGCCGCTTTCCATTTTTTCCTTACCTGCCTTATGAAGTTCCACCGTTCAGACAAACTTAACCGATGACAGACTCCATCAAGCAAATACTTATTATAGTTAGCGTCCACCCCTACTACAGCCACAGCCGTTCTATTAGAAGACTTCTTGCGCGAGTGTGCAGGATCACACATGATGTATACGTTTAAAGTGTAAGGGCGTATCTCCCACTCCCTCCACCATTCATCCTTGAAAGAAACGTCAGATCCTATAATCGGATTCAACAATTGCTGACAAGCAACAATATAAGTAGAGGTTGTTTTCTTTATCTCTTCCCATCTAGCCTTTTCTAGAAAGATAGGATTCCCATCCATCTGACCATTATCTGTCGCTGGATGTATCCTTGGCTTGACAGCCGCTCTCTGGAGGATTGTTCCATATGTGTCACCATAAGAATACCTCGTTCCAGCATACTGATATCTTGGACTATGCGTTGACCCCAGATTAAGAGAAAGCTCCCACGATGTAGTAGTCTTTTTTATCTGTTCTGGTGTATTAACAGCCTCTTGAACTACCACATCATCATAAATAATAAGATCAAAATGTCGTCCAGTAGGCTGACCATCAACAAGGCCATGAGCCTCGATGGTTTGTTCTTTAGGGTTAGCCATGCGTTTAACGCAAATTCCTTCATTCTCGGCCCATTTAGGGGCTTGTAGGCGAGGTTTTTCCCAAAGAATGTCAGGGTATAATTGCTTGAGTTTTTCATTACTGTCAAACTCCTGCATTATCTGACGTAAAAATGGTTTTGCCTGTCGTGCTGAATAAGACAACAAGCCAATAGTAATATCAGGATTACACAATATTTCCTGAATAGCTCCTAAAAAAGTAATAATTGAGCTTTTATAATGAAATCGCGCCCACAAGTCTAAATGACTGTCTCGATGGGCTTCTACCTCTCTGGATCGTTCATATATCCACGGATGCAACATATCGTGGCGATTGCACAAAAATACACCAAGGTAATACCGATCAAGTTGACCCAAAGTACGAATAAAAGTGTCATCAATATTAGGGTCACGATGACAATCAGCATATGCCTCAATGACCTGATCAAAGGGTGCGGTGGCTGCCCATTCAGCAAACTTGGTTGCAGCGTCTGCATTATTATTATTTTTATAAACGCTTTTCGCTATAACAGGCAACACACCGCTACCCTATCCTTTATATCCAGAAGCATAAGCGGCTTTCTGTTGAGCTTGAGCTTGCTTCTTGCTTGGGTAGCACTTTCCTTTGTCTCCCCATTTCCATCCTTTCTTGCCTCCTTTTAAAGAGCATCTTTTAATAGGCATTTGGAACTGGAATAATTGGGTTTCGTAAAGAAGACGCTCCACTTGGATCTTCATTATAACCGGGGATTGGCATTTCTTGAGGCATCGATGTAAAAGCGGGAAGCTGTGCTTGCATCTCAGCATCAAGAGGAGGAGGTTCGTTAAATTGAGGAGCCATAGGAGGCATTGGTTCTGGCGCGGGTTGAAGCGTTGAGGTGTAGGGTTCTTGCTGAAAAGGCATTTCAGTAGGCATACCCGGAGCATTCATTCCAACAACCTCTTGAGGCGGCAAAGGAGGAAGAACAATCTCTTCTGGATTATTAATTTTTTCGATTTGAGCAGCAAACATATCGGCTACAATATTTCCCATTTGTTTATTGTTCATATTTAAATATCCTAGTGAATACTCTTTGTAACCTTTTCAATCCCTTTATTAACTGCCTTCTCCATAATCGCATCAATATCGACGCTTTTCTTAACCTCAACTGTACCTTTATGCTCAATTTCCTTTTTCTCTTCTTTTCTATTTGAATTCCAACCAAAACGATTAACCATATTCAACAACCAAAGATTTGAATTAAACCCTCTTGTTTCTAAATTCTCTCTTCCCTGCCTGATCCACCAAGCTTCAGATGCTTCTTTACCAAGATTAATCACTTCTCTAAAATCATTTTTAACTGCATCTGTTCCTTTCATCCAGCGATTAAAGGTTGAGCGACTAATGCCCATTTCCCTTGAAGCTTCAGCGAGAGATCCACCATTGTCAAAAAGGGCTTGCATTCTACGTCGCATTATCGTTGTCCATACATCGTTGAATTTACTTTTTCCTGCCACGTTTTATCCTTGGTCTTCCGGGGCTTACACTCCGGTTTGTTTTACGAGAAGCGACGGAAAGATTGTTCCTTGCATTATTTTTAGGATTACCATCCTTATGGTGAACGTCTTTGCCGTCGCCTCTGCGAACTGCCCCCGTCTTAGCTAACTTCCTTCTAGCCAAAACACGGGATGATCTATTAGCTCTTTGCTTTGCGCTTGAGTGATAATTATCGTATTCCTTACGATAGTCTCTAGCCATTATCTAACCTTCGTCGCTAAAATCTTATCTAACATAGCTTCGATTGTCTGCAATCGATACAACATAACATCTAGATTCTTCACAGATTCTTGTACCTCTTTCTGATCCCCTGTGAGCTTCTTGAGATTATGTATCTCGATACCGCAGTTCTTTGCTTCTGCCTCTAAAGCTGGTATAGCGCGTCCCTGAATCCCTGCTAGACGCTCTACTTCAGAAGAGAGTCCAGAAGCCCACCAGATTGCACCGCACGTCTGTGCTATGATGAACAACATGAAACTAAAGAATTTAGGATCTATTTTCATTTTCTTTTCTTCTTCGCTTTCTCAAGCGGTCCCGGTAATAACCATCCTAAAATCATGGGAATTACAATTACTAATATCAATAACCAGCCTCCCATACTTATGATATTCCCTAATAACGTCCAAAAGTTATCAGGGGCGCAACTAGCTGCTGTATGCATGACTTCTCCTTTCGATGGGGTCATCGTGTCCGCAACCACACTCGTCACAGAGGCACCGACCGTGGAGGCCAGTAGTACAGGAGCAGTCCCCGAACTCGCAAGACTGGCAATTGCACCCGGAACCATAGCTCCGCCCCCGATCAGGGCTGCTTTCTTCAGGCTCGTACATCCTACCAGAAAAAGTGGTATAAAACAGTACAGACCACTAATACAGCGGCGATAACTAAAACTGGTTTTTCTTTCATCCATAACTTTAACGTTTCCATTTATTTCTCCGAAAATTGAAAACTAGAACCACACCCACAAGAATAAGTGTCAGGTATGTCTACTTTAAATGTTGGCTGGAAAGGATCATCCTTCCAGTCTAGCGTTGCTTCAGTCAAAAACTCCACCGAGATGGGATCGCACAATATCTTCTCTGTCATCAATACGTCTTCGGTTTCTTTGTTCATCTCTTTTTCTAGCCCTATCCGATAACCAGAACAACCGCCGCCTACTATTTTCACCCTTAGATATTCTCCTCTGCTGAGAATTCCTTTTATTTTTTCGGTTGCCTTCTCTGTGATGATCATCCATATTAAACCTATCTGCTTGAGACTGGCGCTTTAACCTTCTTTTTCTTTTTCTTCTTCATAGCATTATATAACGCTTCATCCCTCTTCTTCTTCTCTAATGCTCTCTGCAATGCTTTATTTTTTTTTGCGTCTATTAATTTTCTTTTATTTTTTGCATCTTGAGCTTGTGCTTGTGGATTTGACATTAGGTTGCTCCTTTAACCTTCTTTTTCTTTTTTGGTTTGGGCGATACTACAGGCGGATCTTCTTTCTTCTTTTCCATTCCAGCTTTAACTTTACCCCAAGTCATTGTCATTGTCTTCGGACCCCTAAGTTGTCAATCTTACTGCTAAGGGACTTTAACATATCTTTGATCTCACTAAACTGCTCACTGTGCCTTTCGTCAGTGCGATCCATTCTTTCAGAAAGACTCTTTAACTCCATCTTGTTGACTACCGTTTCCTGCTCAATGCCTGTAACATAAGTAAAGAACCCAACAGCAATAGCGAGTGTGCTAAGTAAATGCGAAACACTTAGACTTTTGCTCATATGCCAACCGCCATTCCCCCTTCTTTCTGGACCCGTATACTCAGACATCTGTCCTATCCTCCGGTGTTTTAGCTGGAAGGCTTTCTGTTTCTATAGTTTTCAAACAAGCATCAGCCGACCAGAAGATACATGTTTGGTTCACTTTGCTATTGTGTAAGAAGAAGGTGCTGCTAGGATTATTGCAATTCTCTGTAATGTACATGTGGATCGTGGGTGTCAGAATCACACCATGCACAGGCTTCTCATTGTACTTTTCTAATAGCTCTTCCAGTATTGGTTCTGGGCCTCCCATAACACACAGTGCTTGTATTGGTGCAACAGTTCTAAAGAAAGCAGGTTCCGCTTCCGCTTGTGACGAAAAGGTAAATAAAGCCCATAAAAGAATGATTGCAACTTTCACAAGTTTCTCGTTCTTTTTGTTGGGCTAGGGGCTTTCTTTGCCCCTTTCCCTTTTGAGCTTGGTGCTGGCTTAGTCTTTCTCCGAAGCGTCATTTCTTTTTAGCCTTCTTCTTTTTCCCGCGTTCTTTAGGGTCAGATGATTTGCTTGATCGTGGAGCATTGCTTGCGGTGCCACCCCTTTCTCGTGGGGCAAACGGATTCTTAGTTCCTTTTGATTTTACTTTCTTAGTCACTTCTTTTTCCTCGCTTTCTTTGTGGGTGGTCTTCCTCGCTTCTTACCATACGTTCCCGGTCCTTGTGGCATAATATCCTCCTATTGGTTTCCGCCTTCTAGTGCCGCCATATCAGGCGATGATGTTCCGGGTTCTTCACCCAGCATGTTAGCTATTTGGGCATCTGTATTAGCCATAACATTATATGCAGTAAACTTCGCATTTCTTAATGCGGTCTTTGCCGCTGCGGTCCATCCTGAAAGCACAGGAAGACCAAACCAATCAGGAATTGCATCTGTATCAACCTGTGGTCCGTACCCCATCATGTTGGCTATTGATACATTGACACCCTGAGCGACTTCATCCTTTATAGCGTCTGGAATACCACTAAGAATTCCCTTGGTACTAGCCATCGCGTCTGCTTTCATTGCCTCTTTCTCATCTTTGGTCATAGAATCGTAAACGCTTTTTGACTCTTTAAGACTTTTCCCATACTTGGCTTGAAAAGATTTGTCCATCAAATCAACTACAAAATTGGTATGTTCCTTGGCGCTTTTTGAGAAATCAAAGCTATCGCTATATTCATAGCCTACTCCTTTAGGACCATAGGCTTTAGCCATTGAAATAGTTGGATCATCTTCGTTTTCGTTTGAAAATAACCCTATCACATCTGTAATGCTTCGATTAGGGTCTTTCGCAGTAGCCCAACTACCTATATTAGCCATTCCCGTTTCAGGGTCCATACCACCAAGACCGGATTCTCCACCAAAATCATCTTCACCAATGGTGTCGTCTTGACCCATGTCGCCATTTAACATACCCATATCATTCTCCTAACCGTAATGGATCATCTTCGTCTGTTGATTTTACCGCTTCAACAGCGCCAATCATGCCTGTATCAACGCCTACTTTTAATTCAGTAGGAAGATGCTTCCCTTCTACTGCTATTTCTCTCACCGCATTCTCCAGCATCGATGAAACTTTCCCAGTCGCTTTTTCTATTAAAGCAGCTTTTATCTTATCAGGAACGCTATCAGATACCTTTC